TTGACCGTAAGTCAAAGGTAATCGTCTCAAAATGCGGAGGGCAAAAATCCATTCGCCGCATGTTAAATACAGCCAACGGGTTTGGCTCGTTATGTTTCATCATAGAAATGGATTCCTTCCACGTAACCGTTCAATAAAGACAAGAAAAGCAAACCACATGTAAAAGAAGATATTGCCATTTGTCCACCAAATAGCGAATAGCAGTAGCAAGCCAAAGCCTGCCGCTAACCCTAACAAAAATAAACTCATTTTAACAACACCTTCCACACTCGCCCTTTTTCATCTGCTTCCTCACGCAAGGCGCGACATGCACGTGGTTCAGCAATGCTGCCAATAATCGCGCCACAAGTAGTGCAACGATGGCCAATGCCTGAACCATCGTCAAACTCTGCCACGCTACCACAGAGCAGTTCAATGTCTGCATATATGCTTAACTCTTCAGAAAGGTATGTCATCTTCTGCCCAATCGTTTTGCTTTGCCGTACGTGCCCGCAGATCCTTCATTGTCTCTGCCAAGTTGGGATAGCCCTTCATGTTAAGCTGATGTGACTTTGGCATGTCACCGCGAACCATTTCGTACGGTACTGACATGTTTTTGTTTAGCTTGCCTAGCGTAGTTCCAAACCAGCAATCGCCAATCACTGCATCAACGCGAACCCACTCGACGTTATTCTCAGGACTGCCGCCGTAAGTGTTACTAAATGAATAGTAGTCGCTCTGCCCACCACCCATTGTTTGCAACCGCAACGGCCTGCACCAGTCTGTTGGCAGAATGGTGTCAGTGTTCTCGAGCATGTTAAGGAGTATCACGATCCGCAACCAAACACGTCTCTATACAAATTTAGGAATGCACTATCGTCTAAAGCAATAACTTCTTCAATGGTTTTACCGAAGCCTTCCTCAACATCGTCCCAGATGTTACCAAGGTCAATAGCCATAAGTTCAAACACCCCGCCGCGATTTAGTGTGGGAAGTATTTTCCGCAATGTATCAAGATTCATTATTATCGACTCCAAAATGTTGAAGCAAATCTTCTGGTTCCGGAAACCAAGCATTATTGCAATCGTCGTATCCAGAATTTACTTCAAGAAACTTAGCACATTCCTTAACCAGCAGCTCAGCGAACTTTTTCAAATCAGCCGCAGTTGCGTTGACAACATTGTCTTCACCGTAGATAATACCTGCACGGTAAATCAGCTTTTCAATTGTTTGGTTCATTTTGAACTAATTCCGAAGTGACTTTTAATTGCCAACCGTGCCATGCAAATAGCAATATTGGTTTCTTCAGACGCATGTGCCATAGGCACTAAAAAGCTAAGGCAATCATTGACAATAGCCTCAGCGTATGTGGTCAGCAACGGGTCATTTTTCCCGTCACTAGGCCAACGACGATTAGTTGAAGATTCCCATACTTGTTTAGTTGCGTTTTTTGTTTGGTTCATGTTAGTTAGCCCATTGTAAAATCAATAATGAATACAGCTCTGGCGTCAACGTTACGCGAGACACAGTACCCCAAAAATGCGGTTCACCTTCTAATTTAACTATTGTGTAATCCCAGCCAGCCTTGCGGCCACTATCGTGTAAGTGATATTTAATGAGCCAATCGTGTACTTCCTGCCCAACGGCAACTACATTGCCGCCATTATCGTCAGCGCCAATCAAGGAGTAGTGTTGCTTTTTGCGAGACTTAGTCATGAAATATGTTAATCTGTCGTCTTGCATAAACCATGATTTGCCAGTTTGCCGTGCTGCGGTAAAAACGATCAGTTCGCCTTTTTTGATTCCGCCGTACTTTACATTCAGCTGGTACTTGCTGGCGATGTCTTTAAGCTCGTCCCAGGTATTGTCCATGATGTTACTTGTTGAACCATAGTACGTGAGTTGCCCACGCTGGAGGAGGGTAGTTTGACACCATTTTACTTGGGGACGCACTGCTCCAGGGGTCGCGCATCGTTTCAGTAGCCCAACATCCGCCGCCATCAGAGTTTACAAAAGCACCACAGCGGCAGTATTCTCTAAACTCATCAATAGTGAACAAGTCGCCAAACCCTGGGTGTTTAGTTAACCCTGCAGGAAGCCGCAAAGTATCCCACACTTGTTCCTTTGCGGCTTCCATTTTACTTACCGCTTTCGTCTTTGTAGTAAGCCCAAGTGCCAAACGGTGGCTCAATGGTGTCGTTGCCGTGGATGATAAACACGGTGTCGCAGTAGTCTGGGTCGCCCCAAGAACCGCATGGGTAACCGTCAGTAAACATGATGAACTTCTTAGGTTCAATCTCGCTTTCCTTCATGAATTCCCAGTTAGCTTCAAACGTTGTGCCACCGCCACCTTGTGGTTCGTAATGTAGCAGCTCGTCCATATTGTCTTGGGTAAAGATAGCTGGGTTGTAAACCTCGGTATCAAACGTCCAAACATGGATGCGGAACGCCGTGTAAAGTTGCATAATGCCGTAGATCTCGCTAAAGAACTCCTTGCATTGTTGCTGGCTAATGGAACCGGACAAGTCAACGCTGATGCAGATGTCGATCATGTCTTCAAAAGTTTGGCCAGGCAAAATAGCATCCATGTGCCAGCTACGACGAGACGGCTTCATGAAAGTGTAATCGCTTTTGATGGTGCTTTGGATTTGTTGCTGCAACAGTTCACGCCAGTCCATTTTAGGCTCTGTCATGTCCTTCAGCATACGCTTCACGCCAGCTGGTAAGTTACCTGCGCCGCAAGCTTGAGCAGCACCAAGAACCGCTTCCTTGATTTCGTCGCGGATTTGTTTCTTTTCTTCTTCGCTCAGTTTAGGACGGCCCTTGCCTTCTTTGTTGCCATCACCGTCACCGTCGCCATCTTCGCCTTCACCGTCCAAGTGCTCGTCAAGCAGCATGTCAATGAGCTTGTTGATGTCGATTTTCTCAGCGTTTTCGTACAGCAAGTCATAAACTTCTTCTGCACTCATGCCCTTGTACTTTGCATCAAGCAAAATTGGCACTATAGTAATTTTTTCGCCAATGCGTTGGTCAACCAAATCTTGGTTAACGCAATAGTCAGCAGCAATGTTGAACAGTTGAGGATCACGGGAACCGCGGCGGCCCATGTGGTCGTAAACATTGTGGAGCACTTCGTGGCCAAACAAGAATTCAGTCTGCTTGACTGACAGCTTGTTCACGAATTCGGAATTGTAGTAAAAATAACGGCCGTCAGTTGCGGCAGTAGTCAGCCACTCATCGGCGTTTTTGAGCACAAGGCGGGTTGCCAAGTTACCAAAAAATGCTGCCTTAAGCAGCAAGCCAATGCGGGCTGTGATGAGCTTTTCTTGAGCCTTGCGGTCAGTTTCTGGGTTGGTAACAGTAACAACCTTTTTCTTCTCCGTAGAGGTAGATGCTGCGGCTGCCGCCATGCGCAAAGCTTGTTTGAATGTGGAGTTTTTCATTGAGCGCCTTTTACAATTTATGATGTTATTATAGCACCAAAAGACGGGGTCGTCAAGCACTATTTGCTGTTGTTTTCTTACAACTATTTACACTCTGGGTCAAATAGTAGCACAGTGAACGCGGTGATCCATTCCTGGTAAGTGTGGCCATCTTTGAAATCCTTTGCTGGATTTGTTGACTTTTTAATGCACCAGTTCAAGCAGTTCTGCACATGGGGCCGCTTCATTTTGTACAGCGGGATTTTGATGCCGTTGATGTCGCGCCAGTTCCATTCTTGGAATGGTTTCCTTTTCACCTTGCCAAATTTTGTATAGTCAGGTACTCTGTCAGGAAGTTCTGTAACTTCAGTACCTTTTTTAATGTCATATAACATACTCTCTGTACGAGGATTGGTTAATTGTATCATGCTGTATTATACAATAAAACGGATAATTTATCAACTCTTTTGGTTAGTAATTATAAGTAGTCAGTGCAACTCGTATAAATAAGTATAGGAGAATACTTATTATGACAGTCGCTTATGTTTACAAATGGTCCAACAAAACAACGGGTAAATGGTATATTGGCTCACGCACAGCCAAAAATTGTCACCCAGATGACGGCTATATTTGCTCAAGCCGAAAACTGAAACCAATCATTATTGAATCAAAAGACGACTGGATTCGCGAAATACTGTGTATTGGCGAACCAGAAGATATGCTCACTTTGGAAGCAAAATATCTAAGTGTGCTAGATGCTAAACACGACCCATTATCATACAACATGCATAACGGTGACGGCAAGTTTACCACCAAAGGTGTCGAACCGTGGAATAAAGGTGGTGGCCATCCAACTGGTAAACCTGCATGGAATAGTGGTAAGACTTGCCCGCAGATATCTGCGGCTAAAGTAGGAAAGGCTCCGCCTAACAAAGGTAAGCCGTCACCGCGACGTGGGTTATCTAACCCAAGTGTGGCCACTGCTCGTAAGTCATTGGTTAAAGACGTAACGCGAATATTTGATCGTCGTCCCATGAGTATGGTATATTATAATCAATGGCTTGATAAGATTGAGAATCCAGAGAAGTGGGCTGACATAAATCGCCAACGGTCAGAAAAAATGAAAGGTATGCCGTCGCATCGCAAAGGCAAAATTGTGGGCCCATACAAGAAGAAAGGGGCCTAAGCCCCTTTGTGTAAAAGCATTTCTGCTTAATTGCTGGATGCAGCAATGATATATTTTCCAAAACGTTTATGAAACTCATCAAACGATTTCAGTTTACCAGGGACAAACGGAAGGTTGTACGTAGTTAGGGCCACGCGAGCTCCCATTACAACGATTTCCGTGTTGAAGTTGTCCATCATGAAACGGAAGAAGCAATCTGCCATATCGTGCCACTTGCCAGCCTTAGCCTTGTCGCCAGCC